GGCGTTCCATTGTCAAATTAGGAGACGCGCGCGGATGATCTTTTATCATCAGATACATTCGATCCAATTCGTGATGAATGGACGAATAGCTCATACCTGGAGGCACATCTTCTGCCTTGTAGTATGGTACCTTGTCGAACACAAAATGAATATTTGGATCGAAGGCATACATCAAAACGTTCGTTAGTGCAAAGTTCTTATTCTTCTGTAAGACTTCAATCTTTTCATTCTTTGTCTTTGCCGATTCAAACTCATCAAAGATTTCGTACATATTTTTGGCCATTAAAACTCACCTAAAATTTCGATCATGTTTCTTAGTCGCTTCTCAATAAAATAGTTCATTAGCTTTTGCTTGTTGCCAATCTTCACTGTGTCGTACATTTCCATAATGTTATTACGAAGATCGACTGGAATATAATCAAGATCAACAAGCAACTGGTTGCGCTTATATCCGCGCAGCATTACATCGTTCTCACAAAACTCTTCTGGAGACTTTGAAATCCATTCGGTCACTTTCTTACTATTTAGAACTTTCTGTCTAGAGCCAGCTGCAAACGTATTGTCTGGAGACAGGAAGTTAGGAATGCCATCGCCACGATCACCGCGAATGATGTGTTCCTTAATATATTGGTGGGGATTATCAGACTGGATATATCTCTTGAGGATAGGACTGTACTGTGTCACGTTGGGATATTTTTGAAGCTGAACGAAATCCTTATCAGACGATAGAATCAGAACTTCTTCATTTGGAGCAAATCGAACAGTTAGAGTGCCAATGATATCATCAGCCTCAGCGCCCTCAACTTCAATTACACGACCAGGGTAATACTCTTTTAGCTCATCACGTATCTTGTTCAGACATTCAAAGATCGTATTCCAATCAAGATTGGATCTGTCGCGTTCTTTCTTACGTCCAGCCTTATAGAATGGAAAAACATCTCTTCGCCAGTACTTCTTGCTATCACAGCAAATGACAATCTGTCCATACTTTGCGCGAAACTGCTTTGCGTAGGAATGCAAAGATTTTAGTACCATGTGTCGAATGAGATCCTCATCAAGCTGCATTTTGGAATTAAATCCAAGTTGCTGCATGAGATTGGAAATTAGAACTTGGTTCAAATCAATCAGTATCATTTATCACCTTTAGCATACTATTATATAGTAGCTACTCGTTTGTGTCAACTAGTTCTTCGGCTTCTTCAATGATGATGTTCTTAATCTTTTCCTTTAAGTCATCAAAGCTTTCGGCCTTAACTACCGTTACGTTTGTATCTATAAACGAATGAAGAGGATGCTCAATGTTAAATGAGCGGTATACAGTAGCCCTCAAGCCATCGGCAGCGAATGTGAAGTCTCGTTCAAAAGTATCGCCATCTGTATCAATACCATAATTTTCAAGTGCATCCATGATGTTGAGAATCAAATCTTCAACAATCGTTTCGGCGTGTTTCTGAAGGCTTTTTTCTTTTGCCTTCTCTATCTCTTCAATGTTGGGTGCTACTTCTCGGACGATACGGTTGGAAGGGAATTGGACGATAGTGGTCATTATTTGATGATCCTTACTAGAACTGTCTCATTATTTATGCGACCAGTTGCAGTCTTAGGCTTACATTTGATTTCGTCCATAAACTTTCTCAGAACAATCTTGCCACCCTCTTGCAACTTCTTGAGTTGTTCGGCAGGCTTACGCAATGTCTTAATCTGAGAGGTCTTTTCATCATAGCCTACAAGAGTGCTACCTTTGACAGACAGACCAGCAGGACCCATAGCATTATAGAGACCAAGGGTTCGATATTTAGTATTGAAGATCCAGAGTTGATTGCATCCGATGATCTGTTTCGGATCGACTGAGTCCAACTTGAGTGTTTCATCTTTTACCTTATACTTAAGTTTCGATACGAGAGCCGATGCAGGCTTCTCTTTCTTCTTACGAGGCTTGCGAGTTGCCTTAACAATAGTTGTGCGAGTTTCAGCAGCCGAGATGATAGACCTAACAAATTCCATGTAAGCCTTCAGCTTCGGCTTCTTCCAAGAAGCATAAGCCTCTCTAAGCTGATCGTCCTTGCCGTTGAGAGCATCAAAGATTTCAGCATAAAGAGGCTTATAATAATCCGCGATCTTCTGAGCGATCATCGGCTTAACATCTTGTGCAGAGAGCCAATCTACGGGCTTGAACATAGTACCATTGCGATAGAAATTGTCCAAGTGACCTTCGATATCAGCAATCAAATCATTAGCGCGATTAGTCACACGCTCCTGGACTGAAATTACTTGCTTGACTTCTTTTTCGATGATGTCTTCTTCTTTGCTGGTGCCTTCTCCGCTACTGGAACTGAAGTCGGCGCTGGCGTTGGCTGCACCGGCGGCAAGGGCTTTGATTCGGGCAATGTTTCGATCTTGGAGGTCTTGTGGGAGGTTGCCGCCCAATAGTAATATACGACAATTCCAACCGCTAGTGCGGCAAAGATTAGAATTAATTCTGTTGACATTTTTGATAAGTTCCTTTTCTGTCTTGTTGAATTCTTTCAAATACTCAATGATCCAAACCTTAGCTTGGTCACCATCATAAAAATAATTGTACCAGTTATAAGCTGAAATGATCTGAGCATTGGTAACTTCGCCGCGAAGATCTGGTTCTGGACCAAGATACTTTTCGTCTGCAAACTTACCGCGAATCGTCTTCTGCTTCTTCTTTGCCATATTTTTCCTTCAGCCTTTCAAAATCTATCTTGGTAAAATCGGAAATTACACAAATTCCATACTCAAGATATTCATAATTATAGCTGATCAATTCGGCATAGTCAAGGGCTAGTTCGAGATTGGTAAACATTCGGGCATCGTGGAAATAATTCCACATCTCTAGTTCATCACCATTCCATGTATATGTATCATCATTAAAATTTCCATATATCTCTTCGATGTTTTGATGATGTGCAACCCTATATTCGGGACCTCGTGTGGAAAGAATGTAGATTCCGTTATCAGAAGACATTTTCATCCTCATCAAACTTTTCATTTTCCTTTACGCGCTTCTCTTGCATAGTTTCTTCTTTCCAATACTTTCGTGGATTCCCACACATATGACATGAACACTTTTGGCGTGTTTCTGCCATCTTCTTGTAATGTAACTCTCGATCTTCGTCAGTGCCGTTCCAAAACTTCTTTTTCAACCAGTGAAAAGACTTAACACGATCTAACATACGCTGATGATGGTGTCTTCTTTCGGCTCGACTCTTACTCATGAGTTACTTCCTCTTGTTGCGTGACTTTCTCTTGGCACTACCAATCTTACGACGACCCTTGCGAGGCCTATTCTTGTGTGGGTGAGGCATAAACAATTCCTTCTCTGTCAAATGGATACATAATACCGATCTTCTTTATAGAATCAATCTTGAACGATCTCCAATCGCCCTTCTCAAGATCCCATATAGCAAGTAGATTAGGATTTTCCTCACGTTTAGTGCGAGGAATCAAACCTTCTTCTGTAGATGCAACAGGAATAAGGGCTGGAATTAAGGTACAGTTCATTGCTCGAATTGTACCATCAGTCTTCTCAAATGTAACAGTTGCAATAGTTTCTTGCAAAAGTTCGCGAATCTGGTTTTTGGTCATTAGTCGCACACCTGCACCGGCATCTTACGATAAACTCCTAAACTGGGAATGAACACGGGCATGATAACTGCCCGACAAGGTGGGTACTCATACTCATAGTATTGCTGAGGAGGTGCTGAACGATCTACAAGACCGCCGAGAAGACCACCGACGATTGGCGCCCAAACGTTTGGGTTCTCATACCAATCGCCGTTGTTGTTCTTGTACTTGTAATTATAGTTGTAATTATAATTGTAAGTTTGCTCTTGGTTGTGCTGCCAGTTTTCAAACTGGTTAACATTATTCTTGTTGCCCGCAATTGCAGGAGAAACAAACAATGTAACCATTGAGATTGTAAGCAGAAACTTCTTCACTTCACTTTTCTCCATTTAAAACCTAAGATCAACTCTTGCATCTTACGATGAAACCAATTTGGTTCTTTACCTTCAAGAGGAGTGTAAACAAGGCCTCTTTCAGATCCAAATAAATGACATTGCCAATCAGAGCTTTTGGGCATCATGTCTATAGTATATTTAGTATTCGAATCACTTACGTACTTATTCAATTCGCCAAATCCTAACACCTCGTGATTCCGTACGACATGAGATTTCAATACCCTTCTCGCGGGCCTTCTCATACGGGACACAAATCTTCTTCGGAGTAAACCGCTTCTTGGTAAAAGGCACGAGGAACGAATCTCCTACCTTCATGTGATCCAAAGGATAGTATTGAGTATATCGGGTAGAGTCATCAATACGATCAATACGGTTGTTAGTCATAGGCACGTTCTTTTCAATCTTATACATGTTTTATTCCGTTGTTCCAATTATTCCATGATTTTCACAATACTCAAGGAAGTCTTCATAACCTCCAATACGCTTATTATACACGAAAATTTGCGGCACTGTCAAGGGTAAATGTTCACCAATAAGTTCCCGCAATTCTTCGCGAGTGTAGTCCACTCCAACAATAAACTCATCATAACTCAAATGAAGATTATTCATCAGTTCTTTAGCCTTTACACACCACGGGCAGTTAGGCTTTGAGTAGATTACAATATTCATTGTTAGATTTCCACAATTAAAGGTTTATAGTTCTGATACCAATCATTCTCATTCGGGTATCCACGAGGATGACAAATGACGCGAGTGCTGCCAATTATATAGTCACACCGTTTATGAGTATGACCATGAACTATCATCTTTGGTGGCTTCTTCATTTCTAGAATCTTATGCGAAAGTTCCGTAGCAAAGAAGTCATTGCCATCAGAATTACGATAGTCTTCGTGAACAGATTGGTATGAAGGCAAATGATGAATGACCCAGATATCAGCACCAGAATCAAACAAGTGATGCTTATGTACTGTATGGGCATTCATATACCGATCATAGTTCATACCGGCAACCTGTTGACAATCTACCATATACTCTTTGAAGTCCCACCAGCGAACGGGAGAGATTTCAGTCCAAAGCGTGGCACCAGCAATCTTGATACCTTCAACTTCTATTGGATCAGGAAAATCTAGATCGGCATCCCGAAACGAATGTCCGTAATAGTCGTGGTTGCCCTTAACTGAAAAGATTTTACCATTATACAGCGACTCAAAATAGTCGCGCATCAACGGATTCGGATGAGTGTCGCCCGCATTCAGATAGAAGATATCTGGATCAGGCTCATGAAGCCACGGTTGAAATTCCATATGCAAATCTGAGATAATACCGAACTTCACTTATAATATCCTTTAGATAAATTCCAACGATACACTCTATCTACCCTGCGAAGAAATGGGTGCTGACGAATCCACATACCAGTATCAGGTTCAAACTTTTCACGAAAGAACTTGTCATGCTGCTTGTGTCCTGTTGCAATATTCGGATTGATCTTGCGTGATATGTCATCAAACTCAGCATCGGACATAATCGGGTTATCATCAAACTCATATGCATACGCAGCCAAAGTCAAGCGGATACGATTGCGCCGCTCGACCTCAACTTCACTTCCCCAATCTGTCATGCGTGTCCTCCAAACTGACCGTTGCCAGGATAAGCCAGCACGGCATCCATTATGTAGTTTTGTACTTCACGACCGCTTTCATTTAAGCGCCAGTGATTGCCACGACCAAGCACCTCGACCAGTTGACGCGCATCATACTCTTCAGGATTCCACTGATTCTCAAGCCCGTAGCAAGAGCAGTGGGAACCATACGCCCAGTAATAGCGATCACCGTTGCGATAGATCACATTGGCGTAACCTTCGTAATACGGAGTATCGTACTCGGCATATATTACATCATCAGGCTCAGGCAAGTCTATATCAAACTCACGTTGAACGTCAGCCCAAGATCCAAACTGTCCATCATAAACTTCCATTACGTTTTCCTTCCAAGTGTCTCAACATCAGCACCATCAGTAATATACTGGTAGCCGGTCTTGTTTGCGATAGGCGCCAGGCGCTTCTTCTTCTCTTCAATAGCCTTAACAGTAGCAGCAGATTCCTCACGGTCGCGCTTCCACTTGTAGTCCTCAACCGAACGCTTGAAGCCATTGCCGACGCTATTTGAGAGAGGCGGTAACTCTTTGCGCGGCAATGGCTCAGGCAAGTTGATCGGCCGCTCTTTGGCTGATCCGTTTAGAACGACCTTGAAGTATGCCTTACGCTCTTCACGGAGACGCAAGGTCTTCTTAGACGGCTTCTTGCGGCCTGAAGAAGTCTTAGTATATAGTAGTGCCATTAGTAAACCTTTACAGTGAGGGCACCATGAACCTTTGCTTCAAGCAAAAGATTTGAAACGTCATCAGCCGAAAGAACCTTACCAACAGCAGGCTCAATACGATTTTCGAGGGTAGAAACCACAAAAGAACTATTGCGGGTCTTGAGAACAATCTTTTCTTTCAACTTAACCATAATCTTCCATCATCTCCTGATAAGTGCCGGGAACGAACATAACACCTTCGTTACTTCCATAGAACAAAAAGTGTCTATAGTAGGGAGTATATATGGTAACCCATTCCATGTCAA